GGTAAAGCATTCAATCCTGGTAAGAGTGATTTTGTATATCAGAGGGTGAATCTAGATACTCAGGTATTGGCATTTGATGATGTCAAAAAGAATTTTGATTTTGAGCAGTTATTCTCCCTAATCACTGAGGGGATACCTGTGAATAGAAAGAATAAGGATGAGATATACATCCCATTTGAAAGGAGCCCTAAGATAGTTATCACTACTAACTATGTAATAGCAGGAGCTGGTACATCACATGACAGGAGAAGGCATGAAATAGAGTTCTTTCAATACTTCAACTCACAGCGTAACCCAGTGCAGGAATATGGAAGGCTATTATTTGATGAATGGACTGCTGACGAATGGAGTGCATTTGATAACTATATGCTGAATAATCTACAGATGTACCTGCAGATAGGATTAGTTAAGAGTAAGAGTATTAATGCAGATGCTAAGAGATTTATTCAGGCAACTTGTAAGGATTTCTATGAATTCGCTAGAGAGGGTAATATACCTACTGATATCCGTAACTATAATAAGAGCAGCCTGGAAGCATTCCAAAATGATACTAATGGATATAAGGATCTAGATTCTAAAAAGTATCTGAGATGGGTAGCATCATGGGCCACATATAAGGGATACAGTATGATAAAAGAGAAGGATCATCATGGTAGATACTTTGAGCTGGTTACTCCTAATGCAGATAGTACTGATTTTAACCATATAAAACCAACAAATGAGGCACCTTTTTAATTTAGCTATAGTGATGCTGCTAGCATCCTGTAAGAGCTCACAGAAATGTGATGCATATGGATACATAGAAGTAGGCAGATATGACTATATCCAGGTAATAGGTTACACTGATACTGTACCTACCTATGGTACTTCATTCATACAACTTCCAAAGGGTGAGTATGATTTGAAAGCATGGAAGGATAATCAGGAGTATCTGCTTAGAATTAAACTATGAAAAAAGAATATAAGGCTCTACTGCATGAGCTAAAGATTAAGAGATATGCAGAAACTCATCCCAATTATCCACCTGATTACATACCTAAAACTATGTACAAAGATTCAACCGCAAACGGATTAACCAGAGCCATCTGTGATTATATTACTCTTCATGGATATCAGGCAGAACGTATCAACACTATGGGCACAGCTCGAACAAAGAGAGCTACTGATGGTAGAGTACTGGGAGTAACATGGACCAAAGGAACATCTACAGCAGGGAGTGCCGATATATCTGCTACCATTAAGGGGCGTAGTGTAAAAATAGAGGTAAAGATAGGCAAAGATAGACAGTCTGAGGCTCAGAAGAGGTACCAGGAGAATATAGAGAAGGCAGGAGGTATCTACTACATAGCTAGAAACTTTGATGATTTTGTAGATTTTTTTAATGATTTTGTAAATAAGTACAATTAATTTGTATATTTGTAGAAATTTAATACCTTAAAATTATGACAACAAGGAAAACAGCTCAAGCTGAAGAGCCAAAACCAGCACTAAACATCTACCAAAAACTGCACTGTGCTAAGCAGTCAATGGGGAAAGTAATTAAGAATGCGACTAATCCCCATTTCAAACGCAGCTATGCTGATATTAACTCTATCATTGAGACCGTTGAGCCTATCTTATTAGACTGTGGACTGTTACTAATACAGCCTATTAAGGATGATAAGGTATATACTATCATAGTGGATATTGAGAGTGGTGATAGATTTGAATCATTCATGACATTACCTCCCATTACTGATCCACAGAAGATAGGAGGTGCCTGTACTTATTACCGTAGGTATACATTGGTTAATCTTCTATCCCTGCAGGCTATAGATGATGATGGGGAAACTGCAAGCAAGGCACCTAAGGCAAAGCCTACGCTAGATGGGGAGAGATGGGATAAGGCACTGGCAGCAGTGAAGAATGGTAAGTTCACTCCTGAGCAGATTAAAGAGATGTACAACCTAACTAAAGAGCAGGAGGCACAGCTATGACACCACAGGAAAAAGCACAGGAATTATTTAATAAGTATTTTGCAGTTGCAGAATCTATTGAATGGACAAACAAAGAAACATCTGCTAAAGCAGAAATAATGAATGATGAGCTAGGCCCTGATGTTTTAATATATTGGCATGAGTTAGCTAAAAAATCCGCAGTAATTGCAGTTGATGAAATATTGCTTTTGATTACTTTAATTACTTATCAGCCTACTATAGATTATTGGCAAGAAGTTAAACACGAAATCGAAGAATTATGAAATTCAGAGCATCACAATTAGGAAAATTAATGACCTCCTCCCGTACTAAGGGGGAGTCATTGAGTCAAACAGCTAAGAGCTACATCATCCAAAAAGCTAAAGAGGATTTCTTTGAGTACAGGAGTGAGCTGAACAGCAAGTACATCACCAAAGGACTAGCACAGGAGCAGGACAGTATTAACCTACTTAACCTGGTTAGGCTAGAGGATTATAAAAAGAATGAGGAGAGGGTAGAGAATGAGTGGTTATCCGGATGCTGTGATATTATTACTGATACATCCATTATTGATATCAAAACTTCATGGTCATTAGATACCTTCCCAGCTACTACATATGAGCTCAAAGATACCTCAGATTATGAATGGCAAGGTAGAGCATATATGTGGCTATATGATATGCCGGCATTTGAGCTATGTTATGTAATGGTAACTACTGCACCGGAGATAATGGGTGAGTATGAGAATGGAGCACTGCACTATGTGGATCATATTGCACCTGAGAAGAGAATCACATCCATTACCTTTGAAAGAGATAAGGAGATAGAGATACAGATGGCTGAGAGATTAATCCTAGCTACTGAATTCTATAACGAAGTATTAACCCAATTAAAGAACAAATGAACATAACACACGAAAACGAAATAAAGCAAGAGGACAGCATCCTATTGGCAGTGATGGCTAAGTACTATGAGCGGAGTAAAAGAGGGCAGCAGAAGTATGGTACTAACCTAGATAGGAAAGATGTTGACCTGGAGGGATGGCTTAACCATCTACAGGAGGAGCTAATGGATGCTACTCTTTATATTGAGAAACTAAAAAAAGAACAATGAAACAAACAGCAGTAGAGTGGTTATTTGAACAACTATGTTCAGAGAAATTAAGTTGGAATAAAGATAGGATGGGAAAGTTATTTATTGATTTAAGAACAAGTGATATATTTCAACAAGCCAAAGAAATGGAAAAAGAGCAGATTGTAAATGCTTATAACGATTGTGAATGGACTGGGGACCATGAAGATGGAGAACAATACTACAATGAAACCTTTAACAAATCAATTAATGATAAGGGGTAAAAATTGCCACATTAATAAAATATAAATGTAAAACCTTTAAACAACAAGAACAATGAAAGTAAGTAAACTAAGAAAGTTAATACTTGCTCAAAAGGTTAAGCCACTAACGGATGCTGAGCTCAAGAAGCTGAGACTTAATGCATATAAACCAGTAAAATGAAAGCAAAAATAAAAATTGAAGCAGAAATTGAGTTTGATGAGGATACTTGGTATTCACATAGTGATGAAGAAGAATTAGAGTGGTTTACTTCACTACTAAATGATAAAGAAAACACTATGCTTATCCTACATTCTAATGATGTTGGTGATACAATAGGTCAGACATATAATTTCAAATGGGAAATAATAAGAGAACAATGACATTTGATGACTTAAAAGTAGGTGACAGAGTTAAAACTAGATATAGTGGTTGGGCTACAGTGACTCAAGTGGGTTGTTATGGTGGAAAGATGGTTAAGCTTAATTGTGATGAGAGAAAATGGTGTTGTCCTTATTTTTATGAAAGTGAATTAGATTTAAAACAAAAAGAAGATGAAAGCAAAGCTAACATTCAATCTACCTGAAGATCAGGAGGATTTCAAGCTAGCGTGCCAAGCTGTTAATATGAAACAGGCACTCATTGAGATAGCCATGGAGCTAAGGTCACTGCATAAGTATGGAGAGCTACCTGTAAATCAATGGGAACTAATCGGAGAGGTTAGGGATATATACCACAGAATATTAACTGATTATAACATAGAGATATGATACTAGCACTTTCAATTTTACTAGCCCCTGCAATAGTGTGGGGTTGGATTTCAACAATAAACTATATCAAATACATAAATAACCATGAGTAAATTCAAAGGAGAGGTAGTGTTCATCACACCAACAACGTCAGTTAATGACAAATTCAAAAAAAGAGAGATAACTCTAAAGAGCCAGGATGAGTATCCGCAGTATGTTACGTTCCAGTTAACGCAGGATAAATGCGATCTAGCTAATAACCTTAAAACAGGTGAAGTAGTAGAGGTAAGTTATAACCTAAGAGGCCGCAGATGGGAGGCACAGGATGGTACCATTAAGTACTTTAACTCCATTGAGGCATGGACTATGAGCCTGAGTTCAAAGGTAGAGAACAGTGCTGTTGATAAATTAAGAAAAACTTTTGACACTACAGATGAGAGCAGTGACGATCTACCTTTCTGATGATCAGCAGATATCAGACTGGATGCGGAAAGAGATACATAATAAGCTATCCAAGAGATATAAACTGACTCACTTATCTGAGGATATGGGAGTGAATTATGCTAAGCTATATAGATTCATGCAAGGTAGGAACGTAACTACGGAGATATACGATAGCTTTTTTAGAGTATATTTACGTCAAAACTATGGCACACTGGGTAACTAAGATAGTCAAGCATCATGATGAATGGGTGAAAATTGTTAACTCATTCGGTGAGGAATTCTATGCAGAGGATATAGTGCAGGAGGTATACCTTCGCATTATGTCCTATTGCAGTGAAGAGCAGGTTATAGTCAATGACCAGGTTAATAAACCATATATGTACTTCGTGCTCCGGAATACATTTCTAATCATGCACAGGGGATATAAGCCTACCATGACATCCATAGATCAGGCATATAACATCAAAGCCCATGAGGATATCACAGCTATGACTGAGGCATATCTTAAGATACAGGATAAGATAGATAAGGAGGTGAATTCGTGGCACTGGTATGATCAGAAAGTATGGCACATTTATAGAGATACTGGGATGAGTATCCGGAAGCTAGCCAAAGAGACTACCATTAGCCCAAAGAGTTTATTCGTTACCTTAAAGCACTGTAAGAATAGAATCCATAACTCACTGAATGAGGACTACCAGGATTACATTAATAAAGATTACGAAAGGATATGATAAAGATATTAGAGATATTAGATAAGGAGATAAGAGAGAGAGAAGAGAGATCTAGAGAGAACTATGAGGAGTTCATTCTAATGGAGCAGGAGATTAAACTATTAAAGGAGCAGATTAAGATTCTTAAGAATGACCTTAGAGAGCTATCTGAGTATGCAAAGAATAATAATATAGTATAATGGCAAAGAAAAAAGTAACAGCTCCCATAGAGGAGCCAGTAGTAGAATGGCAGTTAGGTGATGCTGTGGAAGCAGTAACTACTGCTACAGGTATTAAGGCTATAGTTAAGCACATGGTAGGGGAGGATTGTGGATGTGATGAACGCAAAGAGAAGCTGAATGAATGGGGGAATAAAATCCAGGATAAGATAGCTACTTTCTTTCGTAGGAATACTATTAAGCCATTAACTCCTGAGGAGTATGAATACCTGGATACATTCTTTAGCCGGCCTAAGCTAACCATGAAACCATCTGAGCAGTACAGGATGCTAGAGATAAACAATAGAGTATTCTCACAGAGGCTGCAGTATTCTACCTGTGGCTCATGTGTGCAGTCAATGGTGAATCAATTAAAACACGTATATGATGCCTATACCACAGCCTAAGCAGTCAGAATCAGAAAATGAATTCATGCAGAGATGTATGAGTGATGAGAAGATGATCAGTGAATATCCTACTGAGCAGAGAGCTGCCATATGCCGCAGTGCATTTGATGAGCAGTTAGCTGCTACAAAAGTATCATTCGATTATGATGGCACCTTGACTAAGGCATCAGCCATCCGTAAAGCTATGGACCTAGTAGAGAAGGGAATCACTGTATATATCATATCTGCTAGAGATGAGGTATCAGGGATGCTAAAATTAGCTAGGAGAGTGGGAATACCTGAGAGCCATGTATATGCTACTGGGAGTAATGAGGCTAAGATAGCTAAGGTAAAAGAGCTAGGTATTACTACTCACTATGATAATAATATAGAGGTAGTTAGGGCATTAAAAGGAATAGGGGCTATACTTTAATAATCAGTTTTTTTCAATCATGAAAGAAGAGATAACAGTAGTAAAAAACGGGGGCAGGAGACCAGGAGCAGGCCGTAAACCAAAAGCTGCAGAGCTAGCCCTAGCAGAGCAGATGGATAAGGTAGCTCCATGTGAGCAGGTGCTCAATGCACTATACCATAAGGTGCTAGATGGGGATACTGCAGCCATAAAGCTGTGGTTAAATTATCGGTTAGGAATGCCAGTGCAACGGGTGGAGCAAGAGACTAAGGTAGATATCAATAGCTTTAACATTAAGGATGTAGTAGAATTCAATGATTCGCCTAAGCTCGAAGTATAATAGATTATTTGCATCCGATTGTAGGTACTACGTAATTACAGGAGGTAGGGGTAGCTCTAAATCATTTAGTGTGGCAGCATGGGTATGCCTGCTATCATTTGAGCATGGGCATAAGATTCTATTCACCCGGCAAACAATGACATCAGCCCATATATCCATCATCCCCGAATTCAAAGAGAAGATAGAGCTCATGGGATTAGAGGCCCATTTCGAGATAACAAAGAGTGAGATAGTTAATAAGACATCAGGCAGTGAGATTATATTCAGAGGTATTAAGACCTCATCAGGTGACCAAACAGCTAACCTAAAATCATTACAGGGAATCACTACCTGGATAGTGGATGAAGCAGAGGAGCTCATAGAGGAAAACACATTCGATAAGATTAACCTATCCATCCGAAGCAGTAAACAGGATAACAGGGTAGTGCTCATCCTCAACCCATCCACAAAAGAGCACTGGATATACAGGAGATTCTTTGAGGATAGAGGAGTGCAGCCCGGTACAAATGGGGAGCATGGGGATACTTGCTATGTGCATACAACGTACCAGGATAACATAGAGAATCTTCCACAGTCATTCTTAGATGAGGTGAACATCATGAGAGAGAGGAGGCCTGATAAGTACCAGCATTCAATTCTAGGGGGATGGCTAGATAAAGCAGAGGGAGTGATATTCTCTAACTGGTCCATTGGCTTATTTCAGAACATGGGCTCTGTGGTATTCGGGCAGGATTACGGATTCTCACAGGATCCTACTACCTTAGTAGAGACTTCCATAGATAGAGGCAATAAGAAAATATACCTAAGGCTGCACCTGTATGAGAAGGGATTAACTACCTCCATGATAGCTGATATCAATAAGAGCAAAGCAGGAGCTAACCTAATCATAGGTGATAGTGCTGAGCCACGTCTAATCACTGAGCTAAATGCTATGGGGTGCAACGTGGTGCCTGCCATTAAGGGACCAGATAGTGTGAGCTATGGTATCAGCCTGATGCAGGATTATGATCTAATAATAGATGAGGGTAGCATAGAGCTAATTAAGGAATTGAATAACTACTGCTGGCTATCTCAAAAGAGTAAGACTCCAATAGATAAATGGAATCATGCACTGGATGCTATTAGATACGCTATTTCTTATCAGCTCGAAAATCCAAATAAAGGAAAATACTATATAATATAATAGATAACTTAAAGTAATTATTTAACTAACCAATGATAAAGCAGTGATATACAAGGATATAGAAATGCATAGTACAAATGTCGCAGAATTGAGTTATTAAGATATGACTAATGATCTCAATGAAATGATAGTGGTGGTGCAGGCATATATCCTGGATAAGACAGGCAAGAAGGTGCGTATTGAATTTAATAATGTAAGGAGATTCAGTGAGCACTTTGAGATGTTAAGAGCTGCCTATCATCATGTAATGAATGAAAGAAAATGAAACTAGATTTAACCGTACCTGAGAGCATAGCAGAGATACCATTAGTGAACTATCAGAAATTCCTAAAGGTACAGCAGAATAGTAATGATGAGGAATTCATAGCTCAGAAGATGATTGAGATATTCTGCGGCATTGATTTGAAGGATGTGGCTACCATTAAGGTAAAGGATATGAATAACCTGGTAGAGCATTTCAATAAGATATTTTCAGTTAAGCCACAGTTCTATCAGACGTTCAAATTAAAGGAGATGGAGTTCGGATTCATTCCTAACCTGGAAGAGATTTCATGGGGTGAGTATATAGATCTAGAACATCACCTCAATGACTGGGAAGGATTCCATAAAGCAATGGCTGTGATGTACAGGCCCATCATTAACAAGAGTAAGGATAAGTATGAGATAGCTCCATACACTGCAGGGGAGGAATACCATGAGCTCATGAAGTATATGCCTATGGAGATAGCTATATCTGCTAGGGTTTTTTTTTATCATTTAGGGAACGAGTTATTAAATTCTACCCTGTCCTATTTGGAGAGCCTGATGAATCAGAAACCGAGCAGAAGGCAGAGGAGGATTATTCTGAAAGAGGACAGTTTACTAAACAATGGGGCTGGTATACTAGCATATATGCAGTCGCTAAAGGAGATATCACAAAGTTTGATGAAGTTACCGCATACGGATTACATCAATGTCTCACCTATCTCACCTTCGAGAAACAAAAAACAGAAATTGAACAAAGAGAACTAAATAGATTTAAGAAAGCATGACCGGATACTACACACTAATAAAAGCACTAAAGGATCATTTTGATAATGATGCACTGGTGAATACAGTTACTAATGGGGATATCTTTGATATAGATATAGCTAAGCAGACTATCTTCCCATTGGTACACACTATGGTAACTCAGGCTCAGTTCGAGAGTAACATCCAAAGATTCACACTTACTTTATTCTGCATGGATATAGTGGATGCTGTAAAGGTAGAGGATGATACTAAATGGGAGACAAAGGATAACACTAATGATGCATTGAATTCTACACTGCAGATTCTCAATAGAGCCTATCAGATGTTACTGCATGGGGCACTGCATGACCTTAATTTTCATGTAGAGAATGTACCTACCTGTGAGCCATTTACTGAGAGATTCGAGAATAACCTGGTAGGGTGGGCTATGACCTTAGATATTATCTGCCCTAATGACATGACTATCTGCTAGATGGACCAAGAGGAGACATACAAGGCACTCAAAGCATTTAGAGACCATGTAGTAAAGCAGGCTAGAACTAACCTAACTAAGCAGGGTAAGAAAAGCTCAGGTGAGCTGTATAACTCTATAGATGGTGAGGTAAAGGCCATGCCTAACAGCATAGGTATCTATTTTGAGATGGAGCAGTATGGTGCATTCCAGGATAAGGGGGTAAATGGTACTCAGAGATCATGGGGAGCTCCATACTCATTTAAGAATAAGATGCCCCCTATGAGTAAGCTAGATAAATGGATAGTCAGAAAGGGGATAGCTCCCAAAGATAAGGATGGTAAATTCATTAAAAGAAAGAGCCTGCAGTTTCTGATAGCCAGGAGTATCTTCCGGAAGGGTATTAAGCCTAGCCTATTCTTTACTAAGGCATTTGAATCGGCGTACAAAAAGCTACCAACTGAGTTAATAGATAAGTACGGATTAGATGTTGAGGAGCTAGTAGCACAGGCATTAAAAGAAATAAGTAAAAAGAAATGATAAGGATATTTGCACGATCACCATATATAGTACCAGTTAATGATGTATCTCAGACTGGGAGTAAGGTAGAGCTATTCATCTATGATGGGGGTAGCACTGTACCTGCATCCCCAACGTATACACTAAGCAAGCTGATTCCTGCTACAGGAGTTACTGAGAATCTGTATAACATTAGCCCATATTTAAGGGAGTATCTCAGACATAAATTTAATGGTATGAACTTTAATACGATTAATGATTTTACTGAGTATGATGAGTATACCTATGTGCAGTATAAAACATATAACCTAATCGGAGGTACTTACTACCTAGATAGTACGGTTACTGCTAGATGCTATGATGGATATGGATACTATGAGGATTTAGCCAATGTGGATAGAGGGGATGTGCTACTGGGTAATGGAACTAAGCACTACTACTGGTATGATTCAACTAATACTCCGCTATCCATTGGCTCACAAAGAGCAGGTATAGTTACTGCATATATGGGTAAAGATTGGAAAGTATATCGGAAGAATTTAATTACAGGGTTAGGTCAGACACACACATATAGTATTGCAGGAGTATATGATCTATTCAGGGTATTCTCTACATGGTATGGAGCAGGTAACCTGATGCAGATATATGATGATTTGAATGTGCTGCAGTGGGAGGCTACATTCATGCCTAAGGTAGAGTGCAGATATACTCCTATGACTATTGATTTTGTAAACAAGTTCGGAGGATGGCAGAGAGAGTTTTTCTTTAAGGCATCTCAGGAGCTGTTAGATGTGAATAGCACTACGTATAATCTCATGATGTCAGATATCTATCCTATGACATTGAGTGAGGGGCAGAGAGCAGTATTCAATAATAACGGAATACGTAAGTATATCATTAATACAGGATGGGTAGATGAGAGCTATGGGGAAACTATGCAGGAGCTCCTACTCAGTGAGAGAGTTATATGGGTGGATAGCAATAAGAGAATACCTGTAAAGGTGAATACTAAGAGTATCAATAAGCAGAAAAATATCAATAACAAAACTATTAACTACTCTATAGAGATAGAGCTAGCATTTGATGTTATCAATTCAGTGATCTAAAATGAAGAGACAGGTAAGAGTATTCATAGAAGGTCAAGAGCTGGACCTATTCAATGATGAGCAGATTAACGTAACATCTGCAGTGCAGGATGTATACGATATCAGTAAGACTAAAACTGATATGAGCCAGTCATTCACTGTACCAGGTAGTGCTAATAATAATCAGATATTTGAGCACTTCTATGAGAATGCTGTAGATGGCACCTTAGATTATGGGCTCAGAAGGGATGGCTATATAGAGATAGATTTAACCACATTTAGAAAGGGAAGGATATCACTAGAGAAAGCTACTCTAACCAATGGGAAGATAGAGAATTATACCATCACATTCTATGGTGAGCTCACTAGCTTGAAAGACCTATTCGGAGATGATAAGCTAAAGGATTTGAACTACTCAGCGTATGAGCATGACTGGACTATGGATGCTATAGTGGATAGGATAGATGGCACATATCCTGATCCTGATGTGGCGTGGCCACTGATTACATCTAACCGGTTATGGGAGTATGATGGAGCAGCAGCTCAGTATACACTACCTAACTATGTAACATCTACCACAACGAATAACAATATCCATGATGCATCAGGTGCTATTAATCCTAAGGCGGAATTATTCCCTGCTATTAGGATATCTAAGATCATGGATTTAATTGAGCAGAAATATGCTATCACATTTAATAGTAATTTCTTTGGAGATGAGAGATTCACTGCTGCATATCTATGGTATAAGAATAAGAATGTACCTTCATTCAGCTCAGCTCCGCAAGGCTTAGATATCACTGGGGTGAATACTTCTATAATTGTTAACTATGATTTGAGCCCCTATGTGGATTTCACAAATGATAGTATTAGATTCGTATATCTTCCAGGTGCAGGTGCATCTTATCATCAGATAGATTTCATTCCTATCTCAGTATCTGTACCTGGCACAGTATGGTATATAGATGTATATAGAAATGGGGTATTTTTTAACACTATAGATGCATTAGATTTATCTGTATCAGGGAATATACTAAGCACTAATGTATATGGATTAGATGAGACGTATACATTTAAGATAAGAACTGAGAATGCATCTATCATTGATATGTACGTGAATCATTCATTCCTGTACTATGGGGCTACCATGATGGATTATTTTCAGTATACTACCAATACATTAACATTCGTATCAGGAACTAACCTAGCCAGTGCAGCTCCCGATATTAAGATAGCTGATTTCTTTGGGGGGATACTCAGAGAATTTAACCTAGTATGTATAGCTAGTGATGTGGATACGTATACAGTAGAGCCATTACTAGATTGGTATGCAGCAGGGGATGTGTATGATATCACCAGGTATACAGATGCTACTAGCATTGAGGTAGCTAAGGTGCCATTATATAAGAGGATAGCATTCAAGTATCAGACATCTGAGAGTGCTATGAATAAATACTATTTTCAGCAGTGGAGTAAGGAGTATGGGAATACTGATTACCAATATCCGTATGATGGTCCTGAATATGTGATAGAGGTACCATTCGAGAATATGATGTTTAATAAGTTCACAGGTACTGATCTACAGGTGGGATATTGTGTGAACAGCTCACTGGCCCCATACATCCCTAAGCCATTGATACTATATAAGTATAGCATAGTACGATATCTTAGTAAACATATTAGATACAAAGATCCTGTAACAGGCAATAGATCAGAACACAACTATACCATGTTTGGGCAGGATTTCACCTCATTAGCTCATGTGGATTATTCACTCAATTTTGCACCTGAGACTTCTACCTACCATCTGTATCCTATCCAGCAGAGTTTATTCGCTACTTACTACTATCAGTATCTAGCTAATTTATATAATGTAAAGAATAGGCTAACTACCTATAAGACTATCCTACCTATATCCCTGCTAACAGGATTAAAGTTAAATGATAGGGTGATCATCAGAGATAAGAGATACATTATTAATGATATGAATTGTAACCTGGTGAGCGGTGAGGTTACACTAAGATTATTAAATGACTTCATGCCGGTTAGCCCGGATGATATTATTCCGCCATTACCAGAGGATTAGAATATGATACATCACATAATACAGATGCTAAGCATCACAGAACACTATGGGCAGAGTGAGCTCATAGAAATAGCAAAGGGTAAGTATGCCATAGAGACAAAAACTAAGAGGGTATACAAACAAGCCATGCGTGAGTTATATATGAAACGAGCACTAAGAAATGGCACAAACAGTAACAGTTAATTTAGAGGTTAAGGATAATACTAAGAGCTTAAAGGCACAGCTAAAGGAGGCACAGGCTGAGGTACAAACTTTGGCAGATAAGTATGGTGCCACATCTAAGCAAGCTATAGAAGCTGCCAAGAGAGCTGCTGATCTAAAGGATAGGATAGGTGATGCTAAGGCATTAACTGATGCCTATAATCCGGATGCTAAATTCAAAGCATTAGGTGCATCCCTAACAGGAGTAGCAGGTGGATTCTCTGCAGTGCAGGGAGCTATGGGATTAGTAGGAGCTGAGGGTGAGGAGGTGCAGAAGATGATGCTAAAGGTGCAGAGTGCTATGGCACTATCGCAGGGATTAAATGCATTAGGTGAGGCTAGAGATTCATTTAAGAATTTAGGTGCCAGTATAGTTAATGCATTAGTTAAGCTAGGAGTATTAACTGCAGCTAAGGAGGCAGATGCAGCAGTAACTACTCAGCAAACAGTTAGTACAGCAGCCAATATAGCTGCTACTGAGGCACAGGCTGCAGCCAATGTAACTGCAGGTGCATCATTCAAAACAATGGGTACTGCTGCTAAGGTATCATTAAACGGAGTAAAGGGGGCTATAGCTGGTACTGGGATAGGTTTATTAGTGGTAGCATTAGGTACCATAGTAGCATATTGGGATGATATTAAAGCTGCTGTTGGTGGAGTAAGTAAAGAGCTACAGAACAATGTAGATTTATCTAAGTCACAGGTAAAACAAGCTGAGAAAGGAGTAGAATTATTTGATCTTCAGGAGAACAGTTTAAGGCTACAGGGTAAGAGTGAAAAGGAGATATTAAAAATAAGACAAGGTAAACTAAGACTATTAGCTAAGGAGCAGGAGGAGGATATTAAACTAGCTGAGAATAAGAAAAAGCTAGAGGTAGCTGCAGCTAAAAGAAATAAGGAACTATTAGAGGCATATCTTACTCTAGAGATAGAGGGTATCATGCTGCCATTTAGAGTGCTAGCAGGATTAGTAGATGCTACTATGCTAACTATTAATGCAGGATTAAGAGCATTAGGGCAGGATGAGATTAAATTCAAGACCTTAAATTCTTACATGACTGAGTTTAGGGAATATGCTACTGATGGATTAGCTAGTATGATTTTCGATCCTGAGGGAATAGCTAAGGAATCAGATGCAGAAATAACTGCTTTGAAAACAGCACTGGCTAAGACAAAGAGTGAGATAGATGGAGCTGAGTTAGAGATCAGAGATATTAAAAAAGAATCTAATAAGAATCAGGAAAAAGATAAGAAAGAGGCTGATATGTCTATGACTGAGTATCTAGATGCATTAGAGGCTCAGAGAAAAGCTAAGATAACGGATGCACAGCAGAAAGAATTACAGGCACTGGATGATCAGTATGAGGCATTATATGCTGCAGCAGATAAAGCAGGAGTAGATACTGCTGAACTACAGAAAAAACATGGAGAGGAAAGTAGAGCTATCCAGGATAAGTATGATAAGTTAGCATTAGATGCATTAAATAAAAGAGAGCAGGACCAGTTAAAGGTAATGCAGGAGATGGATAGCGAATCTGTTAAGCAATTCCTAGCAGGTGAGCAGATTAAGATAGATGCTATGGAGGCAGGCCTAGATAAAGAGGCAGCCATTAAAAATCTAGCGTATCGTAAGGGGCAGATAGAACTACAGGCTAATTTAGATGCTGAGTTAATTACCTTTGACCAATTTACCACTGCATCCAGAAATAACTGGAAAGCATATCAGGATGGATTAGCTGCAGATAATAAGGCAACTAATGATAAAATAAAACAGGATGATGAGGCAGCGTATGAGCAAAAGTTAGCACTACAGAGCCAATATGCAGATATAGCTGTACAAGCTGCCAATTTATTAAAGGATACGCTAGGTAAGAGTAAAGCCGCACAGAAAACTGCAGTGATTATAGAGAGTGCTGCAGGTATTGCTAAGATGGTTATAGCTAATAAGCTAGCTAACTTAGGTGCATTAGCTACTCCTCAGGCTATTGCATCAGGAGGTATCACTGCTGCTCCTACTATCGCTGCTAATAACATATCATTAGGATTAGGGATAGCTGCCAACGTAGCAGCCACAGCTAAGGCATTGAAAGAGATAGGAGGAGGAGGTAATGCACCTAGCGGTGGAGGTACAGGTGGAGGTATGGCTACAGGTGGAGGTGCAGGAGGTGGAGTAATGGCACCTAGTTTTAACGTAGTAGGTAATAATGGGCTAAATCAGTTAGCTCAATTACAGCAGCAGCCTGTTAAGGCATACGTGGTAGGCTCAGAGGTATCTACTCAACAGGCATTAGATAGAAATAGAATAACAAACGCACAACTATAATGAAAATAATTGAACTAATTTTAGATGAGAAGGATACTGAGATGGGGGTATACGCGGTATCTGTAGTAGATGAACCTGCCATAGAGGAAAACTTCATAGCACTAAGCAAGCAAAGCATAGAGCTGGCTACCATTGATAAGGAGAAAAAGCTACTCATGGGGCCTGCATTGATCCCCAATAAGCAGATATATCGTAAGAATGAGAAGCATGGGGAGTTTTATATCTACTTCTCAGAGGATACAGTACGCAAAGCGAGTGAGATGTTTTTCATTAATAGTAACCAGAGTGCTGCTACCTATGAGCATGATGCTAAAATAGATGGAATGACTGTGGTGGAATCATGGATCATTGATAATCCTGAGAAAGATAAGAGTGCAGCCTATGGATTCAGCCTACCTAAAGGTACGTGGATGATCAGCATGAAGGTGAATAATCCGGATGTATGGAAAAAAGTAAAGGATGGAGATGTTAAGGGATTCTCTATTGAGGGATACTTTGCAGATAAGTATGAGATGAGCATGGAGATGGCTATGCGTAAAGCTATGGATGAGGAAAAGGAATACCTAATAGAGCAAATTAAGAAGGTGCTCAAAGGTCAAGACCTGGAAGAGATGAGCTATAATGACTATCCATCTGTAGTGAGAAGGAATGCACAGAGAGGTATATTATTGAATGAGAGAAATGGCAATAAATGTGCTACTCAGGTAGGTAAGATTAGAGCTCAGCAGTTAGCTAATGGTGAAAAGGTGAGCATGGAAACCATTAAGAGAATGTACTCCTACCTATCAAGAGCTGAGGTATATTATAACCAGGGAGATAGTAATGACTGTGGGTATATATCCTACCTATTATGGGGAGGGAAGGCAGCACTATCATGGGCAGAATCTAAAATAAAAGAAAATGGCGAAGGTTAAAGCTACCACAGGTATCTCATTCGTGAGAAAGCCTAAGAGAAAGAGACCAGGAATTCACTCTAAATGCAAAGCATCTAGAAGTAAGATGGCAAAGAATTATTTTAAACTATATAAAGGACAAGGAAAATGAAACGTAAAGAATCAAAGAGCTCACCTAAGGGTGGAAAGAGAGGGTGCCTATGTAAGGATGGTACCTATAATGCTAAATGCTGTGATGGCACACTACCTGCACAGGGGATAGGTGATATCAATACTGAGAATCCGGGTAACATTACTCAGATAATACAGGTGCGGCAGATTAACTAAAATGGAACAACTAAATAATTAATGAGTTATATATAAAAAAATATGAAAGAATCTATTTTATCACGTATCTCTGCACTTCTCGGAATGGAGAAGGTAGAGCTAGCATCCATGAAGTTAATGGATGGAGTAACTGTACTAGAGGCTGATGCATTCGAGCCAGGTATGGAAGTATTTATTGTTACTGAGGATGAGCAGCGAATCGCTTTACCTGTTGGTGAGTATGAGCTAGAGGATGAGAGAATCCTAGTAGTAGCTACTGAGGGAGTTATTGCTGAGATTAAGATGAAAGAGGAAGAGGCACCTGAAGTAGAAGAGGAGGCACCTGTAGCAGAAGAGCCTGCAGCAGAGGAGCCAATGATGGAGGAGCAAATGGCTGAGGAGGGTACTCCTGCACAACCTAAGAAAGTAATTAAATCCCAAATCGAAGAGATGTTATTCTCTAAAATTGAGGAGTTAAAAGCAGAGAATGAGAGCTTGAAAGCACAACTATCTGAGCAGCCTGTAGTAGAAGAGGCTCCTGTAGTAGAAGAGCCAGCGGCTAAGCCTATCTCTCATAACCCTGAAAAACAAACTGCTGCACCACAGTTCACATTTGGTGCAAATAGAAAGGAGACTACTATGGATAGAATCCTAAATAAATTGGCTAACTAAAATTAAAATAAAAAAAAATGGCAACTTCAATTACAACTACTTATGCTGGTGAGTTCGCAGGGAAATATGTATCTGCGGCTTTATTATCTGCTCCTACCATTGAGAATGGTGGAGTAACTGTACTACCTAACGTACACTACAAACAAGTTATTCAAAAGGTAGCTACTGATGCTATCTTAAAGGATGCTACTTGTGCATTCTCTGATGTATCTACAGTTACATTAACTGAGCGTGTATTAACTACCAAAGATCTTCAGGTGAATCTAGAGTTATGTAAAAAAGATTTCTTCTCTACATGGCAAGCTGCTGAGATGGGATTCTCTAACTTCAAAACTTTACCTAAGTCTTTTGCTGATTTCTTAATTGCTCATGCATCTGATAAAGTTGCTGCTAACGTTGAGACAGCATTCTGGACAGGTGCTACAGGTACTTCTGGTTCATTCAATGGTATCTCTACTATCGTATCTACTGATCCATTATTACCTGCTGCACAGGAGGTAACTGGTACTACTGTAACTGCTTTGAACGTAGTAGTAGAATTGGGTAAAATTGTAGATGCAATTCCTGCAGCTCTTTATGGTAATCCTAACTTAAGAATCTATGTATCTACTAACATCGCTAAAGCGTATGTACGTGCATTAGGTGGATTCTCTACTGTATCAGGTGCATCTGCTGCTGTTACTCCAGGAACTGGTGTTAACAACCAATCTACTCAGTGGTATTCTAACGGATCTTTGAGCATTGATGGAGTAGAGATATTCTGGGCTCCAGGATTAGCTGCTAACACTGCTATCGCAACTACTACTGATAACCTATTCTTCGGCACATCTGTGCTTTCGGATTTGAATGAAGTTAAAGTTTTGGATATGTCTGACATCGACGGTAGTCAAAATGTACGTGTAATCATGCGTATGGCTGGTGGTGCTCAGTATGGTGCTGTAGAAAATATCGTTACTTACGGTATTGTTAACTCTGCTAACTAATATATAGTAATAATCATGGGGAGTGGGTAACTGCTCCCCTATATAAAACAATAAAGATATGTCATGTTTAATCGCAAATGGTAGACTTGAGCAATGTAAGGATAGCATCTCTGGTATCCAGGCTCTATACCTAATTAACTTCGGTAGCTATGATCCTGATCCATCTACATTAGGTGGGGATGTAGTATATGATACTACTGTAGGTTTTGAAGATCAAATTACTGGTATTACTTTGAATCCTATTGCACCTGCAGTAACTTCATTCGTATACAAGTATGAGTTAAAAGGACAAAACGGATTTAACACAACTGTTAACACATCTCGTGATAATGGTACTACTTTCTTTACTCAGACTATTACTGCTGAGTTAAAGAGACAAGATCCAGTTTTCCACAAGCAATTTAAGATTTTAGCTTATGGCCGTCCTCACGTAATTGTACGTACTAATGGTAACCAATTCTTTTTAGCTGGTCTTTACAGAGGATGTGATGCAACTGCAGGAAGCATTGAGAGTGGTATAGCTTATGGTGATTTCAATGGTTACAAACTTACGTTTGAAGCTATGGAAGAGAAACCTGCTAACTTCCTTGACTGCAATTCTGAATCTGATTTATTGACTTTGTTAGGATCACCTACATTAGTTACTACCTAATAACTAATCCTACATAGCGTGAAGAGCCCTGCCTATATGGTGGGGCTTTTCTTTTTAGAAACATATTTTAAGAATGTGAGTTATAATAATATGATAGTTCTAACTACAATCAAAACTGCACAAACTGTTAGATGCATACTTAGAGCAGGGGGTACTCCTGACTATATGATATTAACTGATGAATCTACTAATATAGATGTTAATGTTAATGTATCTAGTAATATACCTTTACAATACTTTTTAGAGATAGGAGGTACTTTTGATTTAGAGGAGGGGCACTATTATAGGTTAGTGATATTTGATAGTAATGATGTGGAGTTATATAGAGATAGGATATTCTGTACTGATCAGGTACCTGCAGATTATACTCCTAATCAAAATAGATACAAATCATTTAGCGTGCCTAATGATAATGAATTTTTAATGTACTAATATGGATAACATTCATGTAATTAACCTAGCAGCCTATGAGGCTCCTGTAATTAAGGAGAGTAAAAAGAATGACTGGGTAGAGTATGGTGAGGATAATATGCACTTCCAGTGGTTACTGGATAGGTATATCAATTCTACCACAAATTCAGCCGTAATTAATAACATCTCCCGGTTAATTTATGGGAAGGGGCTAAAAGCATTAGATGCTAAAAATAAGCCTAATGAGTATGCCCAAATGATGTCAATGCTAGAGAAGGATGATATCCGTAAAATGGCTCTTGACTTTAAGATGTTAGGGCAGTTCGCGATCCAGGTACTATACACAAAGGACCACAAAAAGATAGCTAAGGCTCATCATATCCCAGTGCATTTATTAAGAGCTGAGAAATGTAATGAGGATGGAGAGATAATGGGATACTACTACTCAGATAACTGGGCAGAAGTTAAGAAGTATACTCCTGAAAGATACGCTGCATTCGGTACATCTAAGGATGAGATAGAGATCATGTTCGTTAAGCCATATTCTGTGGGGATGAAATACTATGCCTATCCAGACTATCAAGGGGCACTTCCATATACAGTACTAGAGGAACAGACTAGTGATTATATGATTAACCTGGTTAAAAGTAATTTCTCCCCATCTACTATCATTAACTTTAATAATGGGGTGCCATCTGAGGAGCAGCAGCAGATGATTAAGAGTGATATTAATAATAAGCTAACCGGTCCACAAGGGGATAAGGTAGTAATATCATTCAATACATCTAAAGAAACTGCAGCAACCATAGAGAATATGCCTGTAGAGCAGGCTCCTGAACTGTATAAATACCTATCTGAGGAATGCGTTAGAAAGATTCTCATAGGACATAACGTAACATCTCCGCTATTATTCGGGATAGCTACCACTACAGGCTTCTCTGCTAATGCAGATGAGCTAAAAAACAGTGCTATATTATTCAATAATATGGTAATTACTCCGCTACAGGAGGTAATGCTAGATGCATTTGATAAGATACTAGCCTATAATGGCATAGCATTAAAGCTATATTTTGAGACATTAAACCCATTAGATGCACAGGGTGATCTAACTACCACAGATGAGGCTACAAAAGTTACGGATGCTATCAATATGATGAGCCCATTAGTAGCTAACAGGGTACTAGAATCCATGACTGCTGATGAGATTAGAGCATTAGTAGGATTGAAACCTGCACCCATAGCTCTAAAGAAAGAGGATGTATCTGATGAGGTATTGAATGAGGTACTAGATATCCTGGAAGGAGAGCACAATGATGATGATGAATGGGAGCTAGTAGATGAGAGAGAGTATTCAGATAAGAATGATACTACAGAAGAGTGGGCTACTCGAATGATTAAGCCTAAGGAGACTATCCTAGAAAAGTTAAGTTCATTCATTAAGAGCAACCCTAACGGATTTAGCTACCTAGATAAGAGTGTATATAAGGTACGTTACAGATACTCTGAAAGATACAACAAAGGAAACAGCAGAGAGTTCTGCCAGCAGATGATGAGACGTACTGCTAATGGAGTAGTATATAGATTAGAGGATATAGATGCTGCTAGTAGATCAGGAGTTAATGAGCAGTTAGGCCACAAAGGAGAGCCATATGATTTATTCAAGTTCAAAGGAGGGGTAAATTGTGGTCATTACTGGACTGAGCAGCTCTATAGATTAAAGAAGAATACTGATGGTACATATCGGCCTGATAAGGCATTGAGTTCATCTGAGCAGGTAGCATCTATACCTAAGAGCTACATGCCGAATCCTGCAGGCTCAGGAGATGCTAATACTCCGCCTATTGATATGCCGAACAATGGACATCACCCAAACTATAAAGGATAATGGAGGCACTATTTATAACAAGACAGGACCTTGTAAAGTTCACTGCTACCAATGGTAACGTAGATACTGATAACTTCATCCAGTGGATTAAGGTAGCACAGGATATCCATATGCAGAACTACTTAGGTACAAGGTTATTTAACAAACTTAAAACTGATATCCTAACTAATGCAGGGAATGTTACTGCTGCATCATTAATTACAGGAGGTACAGGATACTCTAGTGGATTTCATAATACTACAGGGGGCTCAGGGAGTGGATGTATTATTAACATTACAGGTACATCCGGTGGTGCTATATTAACATTTACTATATCTACTCCGGGTACAGGATATAAAGTAGGTGATATACTCACAGTAAGCAGTCCAGGTACAGGAGGTACTATTGAGGTTACTGCTGATAGTATCACTACCAACTATAGAACACTATTGAATACCTATGTTAAGCCATGTTTGATACACTGGGCTATGGTAGAATACCTGCCATTCTCAGCGTATACAATAGCTAACAAAGGTATATTTAAGCATAGCTCAGAGAATGCTGTAAACATTGAGAAGGCTGAGCTAGATATGCTAATAGATAAGCAGAGACAAATAGCACAGCACTATACTGAAAGGATGATAGATTATCTGTGCTTTAATAATAACCTATTCCCAGAGTATAATCAGAATAGTAATGGGGATATGTATCCGGATACTAATAATTATAATATAGGATGGGTGCTGTAAGAAAGCCAAAACAAACGAATATAAAGAAATTACTAACCTACTTAAGTAATAACAATGGCAAATGAGATAGGATGGGGTACTCCCTATGATGCTGAAAGCGGATACGGAATGGCTGCAGTCAATGGAGCTGAGATAGGCTATGGTACTGTAGTGATTAATAGCTACTCAGGAGAGACTAATATAAGTTCACAGGATGCAGATAATGAGCCTACTGATGGAGAGAAAGTAACTATATTAGATCAGGAGCCATTAATATATATGGATAGCGTAGGTGGATTTATTCCTACTATGTATCTATCATTCAGATTAGCTGATGGAGTAGAATCTAGAGATATTAATATAGATTTATATGTGGATGGTTCACTATCATTTAATATACCTGTAGTATCAGGTATTACTCAGCTATGGGAATTCCCGCCTAATGGTGAATACTATGGTGTTTTGAATGTGAATGTTGATGATGAAGTATATACTTTCACATCTAATACATTGACTGTATGATAAAGCCTACCAAATATCCGTATACTCCTGATGAGATGGCTGAGCTATTCGGTGAGGCTGTTAATCAGGGAAGGAATGGTAAGCAGGATACACTGGTATCAGGTGATAACATTAAAACCATTAACGGAGCATCTGTATTAGGTAGCGGAGATTTGACTGTATCCAGTGCTGCTGCATGGGGAGGTATCACAGGAACACTGAGCTCACAAACTGATCTAAATACTGCATTGAATGCTAAGCAGGATAATCTAGTATCAGGTACATCTATTAAGACGGTGAACGGGAATTCACTGCTAGGGAGTGGGAATATATCTGTTAGTGCTAATCCTAGAACATTAGCCAGTGTTAATGGTTTAAATTTAACAGGTACTGCTATTCAGATTAGTGCATCCGTTTTGATTCCTGCAGGTACATTAGTTACAAACAATTCTATATACATAAAAAATCTGCTAACAAAAACAGCAGGCTCTACCAATTCAATTCCTAGATTATATATAAATACTACCAACAGCTTAACAGGTGCTACATCACTAGGTTCTGCAGGAGGTATGAGTACATCCGTATGGTTCCAAAGATTTGAAAGAAACATATATTTTGATGGCACAAATCTAAATTGTTTTAGTGCAGCTATTTCATCCTCTACTGATTTAACTTCCAGTGCTATGCTGTTAGTGCCATTTAATCCTGCCATTAATTATTATTTAATTTTTGCAGTTCAAAATTCAACTGCATCACCTGATAATCTAGGACATAGAAGAGTAATAGTACAGATATATGATTAATACATTTACATACAACGGAATAGAATATACAATCACTGGACCTATTGAGCAGGTTAGTGATACTCAGCTCCACGTTGAAACGGATAAGGGGATAATACTAATTGATAATACCATGCCTATCTATGATGCACTTCATTAACATACTAGCCATATTCTACCATCTATGCATCTACTCCTGCTCTATTAGCATGATGATGAGTGATACACATTATATCATGATGGGAGGATTAGCACTATTTACATTCGTAACCTACCAACTAGCAGTAACATTCTATGAAAACACAACTAACGATCCTTCTTAATACCATGCAGGCTAACTGGGTAAAGCTAATAGCTATGCTATGGGCATTCCTTATGCCGATATCTGGGCTGTTATTTTTGGTAGGATTCGTTATTGTATTAGATACTGTTACTGGTATATGGAAAAGTTATAAGAATAAGGTGCCTGTAACTAGCAGAGGCCTATCTGCTATCATTAGTAAGATGCTATTATATGAGGTAACTGTAGTATTATTCTACATGATAGATCATTTCATACTAAATAACATAGTATTGCAGTTTTTTTCTGTTCAGTTACTACTCACTAAGGTGCTATCTTTAATCCTGGTATCCATTGAGGTGATGAGTATAAATGAAAACTACAAAGCAGTGAAAGGATTAGACCTGTGGCAGGCTATGAAAAACCTATTTGCGAGAGCTAAGGAGATTAAAAAAGAGGTAGATGAAATTAGACATAACGAAGATATTACAGGTACGCCTATCTGATAAGCAGTACTTCCAGGAGGATAGTAAAAAAACTCAGATTTACCTGCACCATACAGCAGGTGGAGGGGATGCTGCTGCAGTTAGTAGATACTGGAATAGTAATGAGACCAGGATAGCTACTGCATTTGTGGTAGGAGAAAGAGGTACAATAGTACAGTGCTTTTCTTCCCGGCATTGGGCATGGCATCTAGGTATTGATAGTGAGGATTTCATTAAGAATGGAGCTAAGTATCAGAATCTGAACAAGCTA